TTTTTTTTTTTTTTTTTTTTCGAGTTCGAGGTACTGTATTGTAAGGAGTTGTGAGGTGTTTTGATTGAATGTATAAAGTGTTAAAGTTTTCGAATATTTTGTTTTTTCCAAAAACAATTTTTCACTCAAAGTGATTATTCTATTGTTTTTTTGGTTTAAAAAATTGATTTACAGAAAGTTATCGTTTTGAAGTTTCCCATATACGGAAAGATTATGTCGCATAGTGGGAAACTTCGAGGGTTATATTGTTGTATTTTATTAAATTTATATTAGATTTGTTGTATTAAACTTAAAAGGGGAAAACTATGTTTAGCAAAAGTCAATTTTTGATGATTATGGAAGGTTTGTATAAGCAGCAGATGTTTGATGCTGGTTATGCTAAGTTATTGGAGCAGAATTTCAAAGTGAATGATGTTCCGTGCTATGACAATAGCGAGATTACGAATGTGTTGTTTAAGTTATTGCAGGATCAGTTTCCTCCGTTGCCGGATGGTACCTGTGAGATTGAGCATTACTGTTTTGTGATGAATTTTGGTTATTCGGAGAATGGTGTACAGGTTAAGACTTTTAGTGATTTGTGGGATGAATTGTGTGTTAAGTATTGTATTCCGAATGACTGGTCATCGAGAAGTTTGAGACCGAATGATTTTAATTCTGAGGTTGAATCTAAGCATTTCGTTGAAAGAGGTCTATTGACTTCTAGTGGTGATATTCCGGAAAAGTATAAACAAAATTCACCAACGCCAAGTAGTGAAGATTAAAAATTGATGATAATATGGGAGATAAGTTTCGTGGCTGCGATGGTAAGACAAAGCATACCTCATTAACATCTGCCCAATATGTTCTGTCACAATTAACGTTTCAGCCGAATGCTGAAATTTATGAATGTAAGCTTTGTGGATTTATTCATATCGGAACTCCGAGAACAAAGCCTAAAAAGAGAATCAAACTAAAAAAAGGGAAAAAGCATGAACACAGCCAACACAAAAACAAAAGGCCCAACAGAAGATTCAAATATTGATAAGTTGGTGCCTGACAACATGAAGTCTTTGGAGGAGCTTTCAAAGGAATATGTAAAGCATCCGAACGGGGCAATTTTTCACGTATTAGCGCACCCGAGAAAAGCCGGGAAAGTTTACCTACACGCTAAGAATCGATATCAAGAGTATGACTATGCCAAACTTAGAACCGGCCTTGTAAAAGGTGATTGGCATTCTATCAATATCCATGAACTTAAAAAGCATTTGAATTCTGAGGAAAAATTCAATACTAAACTTGCTCAACTGCTTGTCAAGAGAACTATTCTTTGCCAAATCATGCTTGAGTTGGACGATGAATTGAAGGAGTATTATGCTGACGATAATTACCTGAAAGGCATTTTACAGCGTTCTGAGAAGGTTTTTGAGCGTATTGCCAAAGAGGAGTACACAAAGCTATACAATGTAAACAAAGAGGTTTTGAATACGTTTTTCGATTCCTTGAACAGTTTTGTTGGTAAAGCTTCTAAGCTTGGTGTTTATGATTTTGTACATGCCGATTCAATGCTTGAGTTGTATTTGTCAAATCCGGAGAAGTATCAGGCCGATTTTGTAGAAATTGAAAAAGTTGAATAGCTATGAGAAGAAGTGGAAAAACAACAAGGTTGATTAATGAAGCTATAGAAATTCTTTTCAAAGAAAAAATTATCTACATACCTACAAAACAAGGTATAAGAACACCAAATAAATGGGAAAGTAAAGCGGATAAATTCAATTTAATTGACCCTGATTATTCAGAAAGTAACATGGCGCAAGAAGATTTTATTAGAAGGATTTTTAATAGAGCTATGGCTGAGCATCCTGGACAAATTGAAATTGATAGAAATACTTATCGTGTAAAATTTACAATTAAAGTATAGATAGCATGAATAAAATCAAGAACTATCGTATCACAGTCGGAAATTATTCTGAGAATATTGTGGCCGATAAAGTCGAGTACAACCCGAATAATGGCCAAACGCTTTTCTTCCTGGAAAACGATTTATTGCATATCGCACCACCGGCGGCTCTAGTTATCAATACTTCTGAGGAGAATTTAATTAAGGCCAAGTTTGAGAAAGTCAAAACCTATATTGATTTTGAACTTAAAGATAAGATTGGTTCGTTCTGGGAAGGTTTTTTAGAAAGAAACAAAACTTATGATGTTCCTGATGATAAAATTTCTATTGAGGATCGTATTGAAAGAAGAAAAGTACTTGAAAAGATTTTTGTTTTTGATAAAATACGAAACATCATTGACGAATGCCAATAACAATTCCCATATCAAAAAAGCCGTACTACATCATTGTTACGGTATTTAGTGATGGTACAGAGGTTCATTACCGGATGGATACTTTAAAGACAAGAAATAAAGTTTGTGATGTTGGTGTTTGGAGAATAAAATACAAAGAATGTGATGGCGAATAATGGCGACAATTTAAGAATTCAGGTTTCTTTTCATGCTGAGAGTGAAAGTAGCTATGGTGTTCTGGTTGATTTGCATTTTGATTCGCTTGGTAGAAATACATCGGCCAGTAGATTAGAATGGTTTCCTAAGTCGAAATGTACGTTGGAGAAGGTTGAAAATGTGGGTTGGAGAGATTCATATTTTTTGACAGCTCCGAAGTGGTTACTTGATAAAAAAAATGTAAAGTATGATGCTAAAATTAGTTGTTAAAGGTGTTCCACAGCCAAAACAGTCGGCGAGATTTCGTATTGTGAAAGGCAAGGGTAAAGAGTTTGTACAGTCTTATCAAAGTAAAGAAGTCGTTGAAAACGAGAGAAACATTGCTTTTGATATAAAATCACAGTTACCTCTTGATTTTGTTCCATTTTCAAAGGCCATTGGAATGAAGGCAATTTTTGTATTTCCTCCACTGTCAAGTTGGCCGAAAAAAAAGATACAAGAATTATCGCAAGGCGCAATAATTTTCAAAGATACTAAACCCGATTTGACAGATAACTTGATGAAAGGGTTATGCGATGCCATGAGCGGAATAGTCTTCATCGATGATGCAAAGATTGCCGAGGTAAAAACGAGAAAAATTTACGGATTCATTCCGCGTATTGAAATTGAATTTTATGAGCTGTAGAAAACCAAGACTATCCTCTATTGCCAATTACTTTTTAAAGGCAAAATCTATCAAATGCTTGCGTTCCGGGTTGACAATTGACGTAAGCCACAATCGAACTTACTCATACGATAAAGCAAGTAACAGCTATACTACTGTAGGCGGCGCAGTCGTATTTTGGAAAGACGGCGAATATGCGGAAATCATATCGAATGTCAAAAAATGCAACTGTGACAGTTGTGATTGTGATAAAACAAAAATAATTAAACGTAAAAAAAATGGGATTTAAATTCAAAAGGAAACACTTAAAAAGCTACCGTTTTTTAAAGTCTTTAAAAAAACAAGAGAATCAGTTTTTCACAGTTGATATTGATGCTATTCCGGTTAAAAACAGAACTACGGTTATTGAAGCTTTAAATATTTTTAAACAGACAGGGGTTCTATCTTTTCGTAAAGACTTGAAAATAGAAAAGCTCATAGATTCTTTTAGTTTTAGTTCAGAAATCATTGAGAAACCAATTGTAATCTTTTGTGATCTGAAATTAGTAGAAGATATGTTTGAAGAATTACAAAAGGTATTCCCAAATAACATTTCTGCAAATTTTAATGAAGAAAGTAAAAGATTAGTTAGAAGTAAAACTTTAACATACGCTGGCAAAAATTTCTTTTTTGTTGAATATACCGATATGGAGATATTTTTTAAGGAAATGTACAAATAATACTAACCGATAAACCAAAACCAATATTATGAAAACCTTTTTTGAACTTTATGCAATCGTATTTTTTATCATGTTTCTGTATTGGACTTACTTGATGTTTACAAGTGAGCCGGTATTTAAACACGACACAAAAAGTCGATTTGCTGCTAACTGGTACGAATCCGGAAATATTTTGCTAGTGATTTTTTTGGTGCTATCGGCCGGAATTTCATACTGCTTGAAGTTAATCTTACTCTATTTTAATTTACCGTAACAGACTATGATTATAATTGGAAAAAAAATATTGGTTGAGAAGCTTCCTACCGAGGAAAAAGTTGGAGGAGTTTACATTCCTGTAAAAAACAGAAAGTCAAATGAAGGTATTGTCGTTGCTGTAGGCCAATCAGTGACAGAGGTAAAAATAGGTGACCATGTGAGATATTTTAAAGGTCATGGCCAGCCGGTAAACTATCAAGGTAAAGACTGTTTGTTTTTAAACATTGGTGTTTTGAAAAATGATGTAGAGGTTATTATATGATGCTAGGTTTGGACTTACCGGTTCTATGGTGTAATGATGAACAGTATGAACTTCAAAAGATGAATGTTTATATTGATATTTCAAAGAGTGATGTAAAGGTTCATACTTTTTACAACATTGATCACATACGTCCTTACGATGATAATCACTGTACAGTAGTCTCAGGTTCATTTTACTATATTGTGAAAATGAAACATTCAGAAGTAAAAAAAAGGATTGATGAAAGATTGATGATAATCAAATTCAATTGAAAATGCGTAAAAAAAAAGAATAAACTATCTTACAAAGGATGTTCCGAAAAGCCTTAATGAAAAATTAGAGCTGCTTCGTCATACATCTGTAGAGGTAGAATGTGCATTTGTAAAAAGGTATTTTTCATCAATTTTGCTGTTAATGAAGTTGTCTCGAGCAGAAAGGATTTTGCTTGATTTTATAACCGAGGAAATGGATGAAAACAATTTGATTTCAAACAGTTTTCAAGTTCGCGGTAGGTTCAATGCTTTACTAATAAAAATCGGTCAAGAACCTTATTCTGAAAGCACAATTCATAAATGCTTTAGTGGCCTGGCTGATAACTACCTTCTAAACAAAAAGAAAGGGCGCGGCCTTTACCAAGTAAGCCCTTTGTTTTTCTTCAAGGGTTCGGAGGAAGACCGTGCCAAATTAATTCGTAAAAACTTAGAGGAAATCAATAAAATCCCTATTAACTCTTATCGTCGGGATTTGATTCTTCGAAATATAATTTCCGAGTATCTGGAACAGGCAAATTCTGAAGGTTCTTAATTAGTTTCAATCGGATTTTATCACTTCTATTAGCCTCGGCCGTCATGAATGGATTTTTGTAGTTAATTGGTATTTTCTTTGCACCGGCTAACGTTTCGTAATAATTTGTCACAATGTTTTTTGCAATAGTAGATAACTGGTATATTTTTTTGTTTTTACCGGGCACATCTACTGCCAGTCTAGCCAATCCCTTATCTATCAAATTATCAATTGTCAATACACTAAAAGGACGTATTAGCAACATGTAATCTGGCCGTGTAAAATAGTTGTAAGGATACAGGTATAACAAAAGCTCAAGTATGGTGATATTGATATTGTATTTTTTTATAATATATGGCCTGACTATCATTGACATTTGAAGAAAATCGTAACTATGATAGTGCTTTAAAAAAGTTTTTTTATTCAGGTTGTTTTTCTTCATGTGCTGATTTTTTACTACAATAATCTTTGCAGATTTCAAAACAGCCTTAGCATTTGACGGAATTTTGTCAATGTGTTTTTCTTTTTTTCCCATAGTTTAAAAGGTAGTTTTTTGCCAAAAAACAAAATTGTATTCAAATGTAACAAAATATAAATTATTATTATATTTTTGTTGTATTGAATAGAAAAAATCTATTGACAAAATGCCTCTTATAAGCAAACAAAATATTTATCCTCAAGACACAAATGTAACTCCACAAGATTACTTATTGGGAACTGATCGCGGTGATAATAAAAAAACCAAGACTTACTCAATAGCAAGTATAGGAGCTGCTTTAGGTTTGGCCGGTGTAAAAGTTCAAGAGGCTTATTTGGGTTTTTGCCCAATATCAATTGATGAAGTTTCTTTAGAGGAACAAGTAAACCACTTTTTATCTATTCATTCTATTGAAGTTGATTTCAACACGTTACTGATTTTAAAAGTACTCTACTTTACAGGAAGTGATCCTTCTGTAAACACAAGACAAATCAATTACTATTTTCCGGCTGGTTATGGAACATTCAATCCTATCTCAAGTGCTGTAAGCTTTTCTGATTTGGTTGTTGATTATGAAAAACCGGTATCATTTAATCCAGACTTAGCAGTTAATTCACCAGATGCACAAGTATTCGATTTAGTTGGAGTTACAGGTGAGCTTTTGGTGAACTTTTTGAATGAAAGCGGTCCTTATGATTTATCAGACAATACTAAAACTTACTATTTCAGATTCACTGATAATGATGTTCAGTATTTGTATGTTTTCAATGCAAATTCTTCTGTAAATGGTTACGGTATTTATGGTTCTGGCCAACTACAGTTCAATAATTCTGAATTGGTATTAATATTCAACAGTACCAATAACTACGAAATTCCAAATATTTTCAGAAAGAAAATTGAATTAGCAGAAAATAATGTTACCGGTGAGGATATCATAAACATCAATTTGAATAGCGAACAAACTTCATTCCGTATTCTAAGCGATGAAATTAATACAATTGAATCGACTGTTCCTTCAACAGAATTTGAAAGCTCTTTTGCTTATACCGGGATGCCTTTGATTTTCATAAATTCAACTGCTACAGATAAAAAATTCATTCATTCAAATTCGAGTTATGGATTTAGATTTCCAGATGAAGCTGATTTTATTTTAAAGCCAAAAGAAGTTATTGTATTTAGGCTAACTAAAACCGATGTTGCGTATTTTGAATTTACAAGCATAAGTAGAATTGAGTTGGGAGGCGCAAGCGTCACTCCCACTCTACCTCAAGTTTTATCACAAGGCGACCGTAATATTCGCTTTTCAGATGGAGACGGAGAAACTATTTTAGAACTCGATGATATAGGTAAAGTTTTACTAAACCTAGATGGTGATTTTCTGTATTTAACAGCGGAACTATTCCCCGTAAATAGAGTTTTAAAAATCCATAATCCTGGAGAAGTAGATTTGTTTTGCATACCGGATGTTGATAATAACCCAAGTATTCAAATTAATGGAGTTACTGTTGACGAATTTAGTGGATATACTTTGCGCGCCGGCACCGCTATATTGAAAAAAATAAACGGAGATCCTTTCTCGGAGAGTTGGATTTTGACTTATGAAGTTCTTGATTTTTCAAAAGAGGCATTAGGACTTGGGTTAGTTGACAACGTACCTGATTCTGACAAAGAAGTATCCGGGCCACAAGCAGCTGCTATTGCAACGGCTTTATCAAATGCTCAAAACTATACCGACAATATAAAATTAAAAAGACCGGCTAGAGTTGCCATAGACACGAATATTTCTTTAAGCGGAAATTTAACTGTTGGTTCTATTGTATTGGTGACCGGTGATGTTGTATTATGTTTATCGCAAATTGACCAAAAGCAAAATGGACTTTGGGTGGTAAACCAATTAGGTCCGTGGGTTCGAACTCAAGACTTCCGTAACGGTTTAGATGTTTCATTTTGTTTGATTCCTGTTTTGGGCGGAACATATGCTGGTAAAATGTATTCATGCGGAGCCGAAAGAATAGTAGGCACAAGTAATATTGTTTTACAATCACTTCCTTTTACTGTCAATTGGGGTTCATTTACTGGAAGCGTTACCGATCAAGTAGATTTGATAAACTTTCTTGCTCTTAATTACTATCCTTTAAATGGAAATCCAAATGGATATGTTACAGAGCTTGATTGGGCAATACAAAGGCAAGTTCATGAAAATATGCCTGTATTCAATTCGGCAACTCTTAACAACGTAAGAGGTGTAATATATACTGCTTCCGGCGCAACACAACGTACTTTTAGCTCTATCAATGAGTTTGATAGAAATCAAAGAATGGGAATTGTAGCAACTACTACAGGTAATGCTGCACAGTTAAGACAAACTCAACTAATTTTTACTAGAAATAGTGGCTTTGATGTAACATTCAAATTAGGAATGGTTGAAAATGCTACCGGATCTGATATTAGATTTTTTGGTGGTATTTCATCTAATACAGGTGTATTTGGAAATAATGAACCAAACACTCTTTTGAACACTATTGCTGTATGTAAACCTTCTACAAGCAACAATCTTCACATAATTCATAATGATGCTTCTGGTATTGCTACTTCAATAGATTTAGGGGTAAATTATCCTATGAATACTATTTCAACGGATGTTTATAACGTGAGAATTAGAAGTTCTGGGTCTAATGTAATAGTTACTGTAAATCGTGTGGGAACTGCTTTTGTTCATACACAAACTATTACAACAGATTTACCTTCTGGCACACAAGGTTTAAACACAGGATTTTATATTGTTCAATCAACTGGCCCAAGTACACCTACAGGTTTTGATTTTATGGGTTGTAAAATTATAGTGTAATGGCATATTTCTTCTCAAAATACAACAATATTATTAAAGTCATCGATAACACAGTGACTTTGGTTCCAATGCAAGATGGTCACCCAGAGTATCAATTGTATTTAGAATTTCTTCAAACAGATACAGAAGTAACACATTCTGAATTATTTGCAGAAGAAGAAATTGGCAACCGACTTGCACTTCACGTTGCTTATCCAGAGTTAGCAAACATGCCGTATAAGTTATTGCAATTGGATAACCTAGAAGGTATTAAACGCGATAGCACCTTGGCTGATAAAGGTTTGAAAGGAGAGAAAAAATACAAAAAGGACGGTAAACTCATTTGGAGTTCCGAAAAAAAGTATTGGTTCCAACCAGACGGTTATCCCGAGGGATTCCGCCGTATTGTAAAGCTATACAACATGAACGGTACCGTGGCCGACAGTTGGGAAATATTCTACGAACTATCCGATGATGATAAAGAATTTTTCAAAAAGCAGCAGCGCGAATTGATTTTTGAGTATTTCAAAAGTCAACAGCCGGAGTTATTCAATTTGCTTTATTCTTTTTTTAAAGAAGAAATCGACCGCTATGTTATGAAAGATGGCCATGAATTGGCAGCAACTTTAACCGATGCCGCCTTGAATCATCCGTACCAAAATGAAAACGGAGTTTATGTTGTTCGTGAAACTTTATCAAGTGAAGTACCTACGCAGTCCGGCGGAACTGTAACGGTATTACAAGGGGTTTTAGCCGAATTGGTTTAGTATGAGAAAAAATAAATTCTATAGCGATTTTACCGAGGCAAAGCTAAAAATGGCTAAACGCCGTATGGAAGCCGAAATGAACGGATTGGATTTTAATCATCCGATTCGTGAGCTTTTCACTTTTGCTTGGGAAGATTTTAAAGCCGGAAAGTTCAGCTATGACGGTCCGACTTTCGTTCGTTCCCGATTCAAATCACGATGGGAGCTCGCGAGCTTTATTCACGATTGGCGAAACGCAATGGGTAACGTTGGATATGAAATCGATAACGAGTTTTTTTCTATAATGATTGCCTTGAATTACCCAATTGAACTATTTCCGAAGCGATATCTATTGACAAGGCTAACCATATTTAACGTATGGCGCCACAAAATAAAAGGCACTTACAATGCAAAAATTCACATCAAACTATATCAACTGTAAAAACTTATTAACCCTAATAAAACTAAATTATGAAAGCTTTTATTCGAGATTTTGCACATTACCTTTTACCACTTTACGCTATGCTGTTTTTGTGTGTAAAAGATAACGTTGACAACTACACAATAGACGGTAAAATACTTATTCATGTTGCAGGATTTATAGTGTTTGGTATCATTACCTGGATGTTCAACATTGCCCAAGCTATAATTGACAACATAAAAGAAAATATGCGCGAGGTGTATTTGGGTGCCGCGGGTGCTGTTTCTGGATGCCTTGTCTATTTTTTCTTTCCAAGTTTACGCCAATATGCAAACGGATATGTTGTTTTTATTTCTGTATTGGCCACAATATTTGATTTGGCTAATCTATATTTTAGAACTGAAGCCAACAAATCAAATCAACGCAAACTTAAACTTGAAACTGAATTCAGAAAGTTTGCAGTTAAAAATTTTGTACTTGGCTATTCCGTAAAAATGTTTGGAAAGTATTGGAATTATCCAAGAGCATCAAGAATTACATTCCCAATTTTTGTTTTGACCGCCTTTTTATCAGTTACAAATCCTGATTGGCCAAATCCTACTCTTTTGGTATGGATGATGTACGTTTCTACATTGACTTGTCTATGGCTTGGATTCCCTAAGTTTTGGTTATGGTTTGGTTATGGATATTTCAATATGTATCCTGTTAAGTTTAAAGAACTCGATAAGCTTCAAAAATACCAATACGGTAATTTTTATCAAGATAAAATGACAGAGGAAGAATACAATGAATGGAAAACTATTCGTAATGAAATCAATAATTAATCAAATGCTACAATTTTTAATATCCGGATTTTGGGCAATTCATAAAGGCTCAATCATTGTCAAGATAAAATCAACTTTTATTTTAGGGCTAAGTCTTTCACCAGTGGCTTATGTAGTTGATAAAGTATGCCATTGGGGTATGACTAACATAGATTACATTATGTTAGTATTAGGCGCTATTTGTGTTGACCATATTCTTGGTTCTATTTACCATGCCTTTTTTAAAAGAGATTTTGTTTGGAAAAAAAACTTTACCGGACTTTCTATAAAAGTAGCTTTAGTCGTATTAGTAGCTTTTATTTTCGAAGGGCTTAACCACATTGTAAAATCAGATAGTTTTCTCAAAGAATATTTGATTATAGTAACTCGATTGTCTGTTTTTTTATATCCGGCCGGTTCCGCTCTAATGAACTCAGCTGAAATTACAAACGGTGTTTTTCCGCCTATTGGAATTATAAATTGGATGAAAAAATTCAATAAAACACTTGAAACAGGAAGTCCTAATCAAAAATCTAATAATAACATCGCCGAAGAACCAATGCCTGCGCATCATGATATTGATGTAAATGATTTTGCTGATGCTGCTGATTCTGGTGACGGCCACTAAACTAAAACACTATGATATTTTTAAGCGCAGGACACAATCCATTTGGATTGACACCAGACCCAGGAGCAACGGCTAACGGCTACAAAGAAGCAGATTTAGCTGTAATTATGAGAAATTTAGTTTCTAAGCAATTGACCAACATGGGCATTGCTCACATTACAGACCGTGATGATGAAAGATTAGGAGCCTATCTTCAAAGGATAAAAACCGGTAACGGTTCGGTTGTTTTAGAGTTTCATTACGATGCTGGACCGGCGACCGCTACCGGATGTACGGCATTAATTGAAAAAGAAGCAGACAGACTTGATCAAGCTTTTGCTCGTGAATTGTCAAAAATTGTATCGGAAACATCCGGAATTCATAATAGAGGCGTTAAGTCGGAAGCGCAAAGTCACCGCGGTTCATTAGCATTGATGCGAGAAGAAGGAATAATCTGTTTGCTCGAACTAGGATTTATCACCAACATGCAAGACATAAAATTAATTGACGCCAACAAAGAACGTATTGCTTATGCAATTGCTCAAACATTGGTTAAATACGAAAACATGATTTAATATGAGACCATTTTTTTTAAATATTCAGAACTTTTTCAAACGTTACAAAGGTTACATGATATCGGTAGTCTTGTTGTTTATTTTGGTATTCGATTGCTCCGGAAAAAGCGACATTGTTGAAAATCTAAATCAAAAGATTGCTATTCGCGACAAGCATTCGGCCATAATACTCAAAGAAAACATTTATTTGAAAAAAGAAAGCGAAAAGAAAGACCGTATTATCGCTAAAAACAATGATTCCTTAGCTAAAAATAAGAAAGATATAACCTATCTGCATAAGCAAGTAGATAAATTGAAGTCCGATGCTAAAAAGCAAATTGACAAGCTAAAAAACAATGACTTGAACGATTGGAAAGACTACTATCAGGATATTACAAAAGCCGGTGACAAAGACGTTTTCATTCAAGGTAATACCTTATCAATGACAAATCAACCTCTTTCGACTATTGCTACTAAAATCATAAATGGAGAAGCGGCACAAGCCGAAGTGCCACTGCAGAAAAAAGAGATTTCCAAACTAAACCATTCGCTTTCCTTGGTGACAAAAAACTACAACTTAGAAGTAGAAAAAAACAAAAACCTTGAAAAGACAAATTCAAATAACGAAATACTATTGAATAACGCCAACGCCAATACGCAAGACGCTAAAGACGCGCTTCAAGAAGAACGTAAGCGAAAAAGGCCAAAGCTTCTACCGATTTTGGGAGCTGCTGCATTAGGATATCTTACAAACGAAGCAATAAATAATTAACCATGAAATCATTATTTGAATTCATTATACAAATCGAAAATCCTTTTACAGACAAAATAACTACTGAAAAAGGAAACACTTTTTTTGTAAACAACAAATTATCGGCTAAAGAAGCCGCAAATCGTATAGGAAAAGTAATTTCAGTACCACTTCATCATGAAACTGAAATAAGAGAAGGATTTGATGTAGTAATTGATCCTACTATTTTATTCGAACAAGCTTATGCGCTTACACACGGTACTCAAGACAGCTCATTCTTAGTTGATAAGGAAAAAGGATACTACAAAGTAAATCCATCACTTATTGTTCTTTACAGAGAATCAGACAAACATAATTGGGAAGGCTACCTCAACAATGCATTATTTGATGTTGTAAAAAAGGAATCTGAGATAAAATCCGAAATGATTATTACTGACCATTTGAAAGGAAAAATTGAACTCAATAAGGTGAAGTTAGTTTACGGAAACAAAAATTTACTTGAGGAAGTTTCTACCGGTGATACATTAGTTGTTGATGGTATGCTTGGTATTGATTTTTCATTTGAAAACAAAGAATACAAGTGGTTTAAAAATGAAGATGTATTGGGAATTTTAATTTAAAAAGTCATGTCAGATACAACTACGAGTAATACTAATTTACAAGAAACTAGGAAAAAAGAAATCCCTTCAATCATTGAAAAGTATAAGTTTTTGATAGATGAAATTTTCAAAGAGGTTGCAAGGGAAATTCCAACTTTTGTTGCTATAACAGTTCCTTCTGATGATGAAGAAAAACCATATAAGATAACTGCAGAGGAACAATTGTATAACTATCTATTAATGCGTGAGAAAATGATTGATCATGCAGATAAGATGTTGAATAAAATCAATGTTCTGGAACTTGAACTATATGCTCCGGAACTTTTCAAAAAAGTAAATCAAAGCGAACCTGGAAGTGATTCCCAAGATAATGAAGTAAAAAAAACACCAAGAAAAAACTACGCTAAAAGAGCTGCTGCAAAAAAATCTGAATGATATTTTATCTCGGAAATATAGTTGATAATGTAATCGATGAAAAAACTCGATTAATGCGCAACAAATCCAAACAATGGAAATATGGATATGATGCTAGCATTGATGTGGTTATTATTTCCAAGGACGGAACTCTTGGTGAAGTTTATGAAATGTATGGTGGGTTGAAAGTTGGGTTACCAGAAAAGCCACCACATAAAGATATTATCAATTCGAATAAAACTGCTGTTAATCAGAAATGGGAGCGCGAAACTCCTCCGGATGGATTAAATTCTGAAACTCAGTTTGACGATGAATTTGAGAATTACATTCAAGACCAATTTGAAAAGAGAGAAAAAGGTGTTTGGATATATCTCAATGGATTACCGGTTTACATACCGGGAACATATTGGTTTTTTTTGACTTGGTATAGAGAAGAAGATGAATATCCTCAACTTAGAATTATTCAAAATGAGTTGATGATTTTCTGGGAAGCCTGTAAAGCTGATGATAGAAGTTACGGCATAATTTACGTTAAAAATAGACGTTTTGGATGGTCGGCTCTTTGCAACAATGAAAAATTAGAAATAGGTTCTAGAAGTGAGAATAAACTTTTAGGTATGATTTCTAAAAAAGGAAATGATGCTAAAAAACTATTCAAGCGTCTTGTAACAGCATTTAAAAGACTTCCTCCATTTTTTCAGCCTGAAATTGACGGACAAAGTACCCCAAAAACAGAGCTTGTTTTCTCAGAGCAATCTAAGAAAAGAAAATCAGGAGAGAAACTTACAGAAGGAGAAGGACTTGATACTACTATATCTTGGGCAAATACAGAAGGTAATGCCTTTGATGGTGATAAAATGTTTAGGTTGTCTGCTGACGAGTGCGCTAAATGGCCTAAAGACGTTCCATTTAGCCAATGGTGGACAGTTGCTAAAACATGTATGCGTTTAGGTAGCCGAATAGTTGGTAAAGCAATGTGTGGTTCAACGGTTAATGCAATGAAAAAAGGAGGTGCCGAATTTAAAAAGATTTGGGATTTATCAAATATTTCGGAGCGTAACGAGAATAACCAAACTAAATCAGGTTTATATCAATTGTTTATTGATGCCGCTTTTTGTATTGAAGGATTTTTTGACCAATACGGTTTTTCCATAGTTGAAGACCCTGAAAAACCGGTGTTAAATGAATTTGGTAAATACGTTAGCATTGGAGCGGCCAGATACTTAAAAAATGAACTTGATTCATTAAAAGATGATCCGGAGGCATATAATGAGCAGTTGCGCCAATTCCCGAGAAACGTTCGTGAGGCATTTCGTGATGAAGCCAATGATTGCGATTTCAATCTCATGAAGATTATGGAGCAAATGGATTATAATGAAAATGAAGATGACCCTGAAACCCATATTGAAACTGGTAATCTAACTTGGAAGGGAGGTATCCAGGATGGTGAAGTAATATGGAATCCGGATCCAAAAGGTAGGTTTTGGATTGCCGCCGGTTGCCACCCGCCAGCTGAGTTTAGAAATAAGAAAGAAAAGAAAATGATAAATGGTGTTCTGGCATGGGCACCCATGGCCGGACATATTGGAAGTATTGGAATTGACCCGTACAATAGAAGTAAAACGGTTGATGGTAGAGGTTCAAAAGGTTCAGCACATTTAAAGACAAAATACCATACTTACGCGCTACCAAAATTGGCATACATTGTTGAATACATTGATAGGCCAAAAACAGTTGAGCTATATTTTGAAGATATGATAATGCTATCTCACTACTACTCTATTCCATTTTTAGCGGAGCTTTCAAATGAGAAGTTTTTAAGTACAGTATTGGAAAGAGGCTATCGTCATTTTTCATTAAACAATCCATTTAAAAAATGGGATGAATTAAGTCATACCGAAAAAAAATACGGAGGAATTCCTCCCCAAGATTCTAAAATAGGTGATCAACAGTTTTATGCCATTGAAAGTTATATTGAAGAATATGTTGGTATTGCTAGAGAAGGTAATAATAGACCAATGGGAGCATGTGGATTTATGCCTTTCAACAGAACGCTTGAGCAGTGGAAAGATGTAGATACATCAACTCCAGGAGGTAGAACAAAATATGATGCTTTCATTTCATCTTCATTGGCTGCATTGGCAAATCAAAAGAGAGAATTAAAATCAGCAAAAACAGAAATAGTGGAAATTCCATTTGAAACTTACGACAATAAAGGACAAATATCTAAAGCCAGTTAATATGAAAACCAACAGTATTCAACAGCCAAACGCATTATTACCATTCGAAGAAAAACTATCTATCGAATATGGTAAAAAAATAGCCGATTACATTAGCAAAGAATGGTTCAACGGAACTTTAATAGGTGCCGGTTGTAGATTTATGGGCCGATATAATTGGATTGAAAAAAATAGACTTTATACTCGTGGAGAACAGGATACTCAACAGTACAAAAGCATTTTAGCTAGACAACAAAAAGATTTATCTTATCTTAATGTCGATTGGAGACCAATAAATGTTTCTTCAAAATTCATTCACATTGTCGCCAACGGTATTTCCGATGATAATTACAAAGTTAATGTTACGGCCAGTGATAGATATTCCGTAATGGAAAAAAAATCGAAAATTTTAAAGCACAAAGCAAACATGATGGCTTTGCCAATGTTGAAAAAAGCTAAAATGCTTAATGGTATTGATTTAATTCCAAAATATGTTCCGGAATCTGAGGAAGAAATTCTATTCCACACAGAAATTAAAGACCGTCCAAAAATTGAAATTGGGGAAGAAATATTAATTGACCATATCAAAACAATCAATAATTGGGATAATATCAAGGCTGATTGTGATAAAGATATTGTTGAAAATGGCATTATGTGTGCTCAGGTTTATACTGACAGAATAAATGGTGTTTCTTTAAGGTACATTGATCCGGCTGAGGCAGTTCATTCATACGTTAAACGAAATGATTTTTCGGATGCTTTCTATTATGGATACGTTGAGAGTATTACACTTTCTGATATTAAAAGAGAGAGCGGATTCAGTGATGAAGTATTAAGAAAAATTGCCAAAACATATAAGAACGAACAGCTAATTCGTGATTATACAACTTGCCCAATGGAAGAAATTATTGATATAAAAATCAATGTTTTGCGTTTTTGCTGGAAAACAAATAAAACGATCGTTTATAAAAAATCAATTCGAAAAGGAGAAGTAGTAAAAGTTTCTAAAAGAAAAGAGAATTTTGGAACTGATGAAAAAACTTCAAAAGCAAGATTAAGTGAAGAATACGATACTTGGTTGGAAGGAAATTATGTTATTGGAACTCAAGAATTGTATGGGTATAAAGAATGTGGTAACATAGTTTTTGATGAACTAAATAAACCGCGACCACCTTTTGTCTTTAGAGCTTCTGCTATCTATAAAAATAAGCTTCACTCTTTTGGTTCAGATATTATGGTTATTTGTGACCAGATGCAATATGCTTCTTTAAAAATTCAGCATTTAATGTCAGAGTTAAAGCCAGATATTGTTGAAATTGATCTGGACGGTTTGGCCGCTATTAGTGTGGATGAAAAAGGAGAGGCGAAAAAAGACAATTGGAAAGAAGCTCTAGCAATTTTGAATGTAAAAGGGGTTGTCTTAAAGAAGCGGGTTAACATGGGTGAAGACGGGATGAAGGATACGCAAGCCGTAAAACCTTCAGCTACAGCTCAAGGTTCAGCTTTAACTATTCTTTTAAATGTTTGGGCACATTATTACAATATGCTCAGGGAAGTTACCGGTATTAATCCGGCCCGAGACGGTTCATTATCGGAAGACGCATTGCTAGGCGTAAGTAGAATGGCTGAATTATCAAGTAATACTGTTACGAAGCATATCGTAAAAGCCGCTATTGACTTTGATATTAAAATTTGTGAGACTATTTCCGCACGTGTAAAAAGCATTTCTACATTTCCGGAAGGAAAGGCAATCATGGAAAGATATAAAAGAGCTGTTGGAAAACAGAATATTGACGCCATGGATGCAATGGAAAATAGAGATTTACATGACTTTGGATTTAAAGTTGAAGCAATACCAACAGTTCAAGAAATTTCAGAATTTAAAGAGGATTTGAAACTTGCAATGCAAGAAGGTTATATTGATGTCGAAGATAAAATTGAAGCTCAATATTTAGCTAGAGTTTCTATAAAACAAGCTAATGAATATTTGAAATTCAAAAGAAGAATTAAAATTAAACAGAAACAAGAGCAAGAGCAAATTACAGCTCAAATCACAACCGAAAGTAATATTGCTTCAAATAAAGCTGCTTCTGAATCGAAAATTAATGAGGAAACGGTGAAAGCTCAGATTAAAGTAGAAACAGAATTAAAATTAAGTAGAATTCGCCTTTCTGAATTAGCGGCCACCAATGAAATAAACGCCCCTAAAGAGGAAAAGAAATTTAATCAAGAAGTCTATTTAAAGCAATTGGAAGGGGTAACTCAATTTGATGTTAAAAAATATCTTGAGGATAGAAAAGACGATAGAGTTCAAATAACTTCTTCTAATCAGTCTAAAATGATTGATCAAAGGAATAATAATTTAGGGCCTTCAACTTTTGGAACACCTTACGATTTTTCAATAAGTGATTAGTATTTATCAACAAAATACTGTATTATAATATAATATTTTGTAATATTGAATCTAATATTTTATTAACTAAATTTTTTTCAAGATGAAAAAGCTTATTTTAATTTTAGTGCTGTGCCTATCAGTCACGACACTGTTGGCAAAACCAATTTTTGAAAGCAAAACCAAAACAGAAAGTATTCTTTCTATTGAAAAGCTTTCTGATGTAAAGCAGGTTGCTGTTTTGAATTATGAATTTTCTGCGCAAAGTCATGATGTGTTTCGAACGAAGAAGCATGTATATGATTTTAGTAAAGATGCCGTAATTTTCAGCAATGACTTTTTAGACGTGTTCCAGCCGGTTCATAATTACAGTTACCGGGAACGATTAAAGAGTAATTACATCTTAGACCGTTCGAAATTACATTTGTGCTTAGGATTAAAAAGCAGGGGAAGTAATTATCGATAACGAATAATAAACGAAAATAGAAAAAGGCTTGACTTAAAATCAAGCCTTTTTTTGTTTATAAAATAATACAATATTTTTATTGTACTGTATTGTATTTCATAAACAAATATTATTATATTTGCTCATGCAATAGATAATATTGATATTATGATTGACGAAAAATATTTCAAAACGGCACCAGCCGACCCAGCACCAGTTGACCCAGCACCAGTTGACCCAGCACCAGTTGACCCAGCACCAGTTGACCCAGCACCAGTTGACCCGGCACCAGCCGACCCGGCACCAGTTGACCCGGCACCAGTTGACCCAGCACCAGCCGACCCGGCACCAGTTGATTATAGTGCGATTCCAGATAACGTACTGATTGAAATATTGACAAAGAAAACGGGTAGAAATATAGCTTCACTTGATGAATTGAAGCCATTTTCTAATCCACTTGAAAAAATTAGTCCGGAGGCAAAGGCCTTTTTAGATTATAATATTGAAACCGGTAGAGGTATCGATGATTTCAGAAAATTGAATGAAGATTTAACTTCTATTTCTGATATTGATATGGCTAGAAATAAAGCTAGAATTTCTTCCGGAAGAATGGATTTGACTGATGATCAATGTGATGCTTATCTTGAAAAGATTCTTGATATTGATTTGACCAATCCAGATGATTTGGATGTTGCTGATTCTATTGCTTTATCAGGTTATCAAAAAGATTACCGTGAACAAAAGATTCAAGAACAATCGAAGTACAAAGTGGCTTTGGAAAATCCTAGAAACACTCCAGAGAATGTTATAGGAGACGATATGGTTTCGTTAGAGGACGGAACTATAATGCCGAAAGCAAACTATGATACATACTTAAGAAACAGAGAAAATTATTTAAATGCTGTTAATGCTGCGGCGAATAAGATTACCGCAAGCTCATTTAAAGTAATTTTTGATGATCAAGGCGTGGAGAAACCAATGAACTTTAGTTATGAGTTTTCTAACGAGGACAAACAGGAAATGTTGTCTCACAGTCAGGAAACGTCAAAAGTTTTTGAATTATTCACAAAAGACGGGGTTATGAACCACGAAGAACTCATGCAGAGTATTTGGTGGGTAAATCCTAAAAATAGGGAAAAAGCTATTTCTTCATTAATTCATAAAGCAGTTGCGCAAAACACTCTTGAATTATTGAAAGAAAAAAGCAATGTTGAATTAGGTAGAACTGATATTGTCGGTGATGATAAAAATCCTGTCAAAAGAGTTGTGCCTATTACAAATAACGGAGGGTTTGGTATTCAAGTACCAATTAATTTAAAACAAAACCCTTAAACCTATTAGAAATCATGGCTTTTGATTTAAGAACGAATAACTTAACCGGTGTATCGGTTATTGATCAACCAGGAGGAACACTTGCTACAAGTGAGAACTGGATTTCATTGTATGATTATGCAATGACTTACCAACCGGAATTGATTTCTCAATTGTATATGAGAAATGGAAAAGGTAGTATTCTAGGATTCATGTCAATGACTGGAACCGAATCTACCTTTAAAGCAGATACTATCCAACACATGGAGGAAGGTAGATTGCACAATGTATTGAAAAATGTTGCAGTTAACGTTGCAACTAACGTCTTTACATCCCCTACTGCTCACAATCTTCGTGTTGGTGACGAAATTTATTTTTCTGATGGTATCTCTGCTGAATACCAAGCTACTGTTACAAATATTGGCTCTGCAACTGTATTTACCGCTTTAAACAACGGTACCGGTGCATTTGTTGTTGGTGGTAACGTAACAGTAATGGCAAACTTCTCAAACTCCTTTAATAAAGGTGCTGGTCAGTTTGCAACTGGTAGAAGATGGAGCCCAACTCCAGTAGTAAATTACGCTCACATTTTAAAGGAAACTTACAATGTAGCTAAATCGAACATGGTTACAAATGAGTGGGTTCAAACTAATGCCGGTCCAAGATGGTTCAATCACGAAATGGAAAGAACCGACACAATGTTTGACAACCTTAAAGAGTTGACACATATTTTCTACCGTAGAAAAACTGATGCTTCCCCAGCTGCTTCTGCCGGGTACGCAAAAGGTATGAAAGGTGTAATTCAACAAGTAGAGGAGCGCGGAAACATTGCCAACGAATACATTACAACACTAACTCACTTGTCTAATATCGCTAAGCGTATTAAACAACAATGTCAGTGTACTGCATTCACAGTTTGGGCCGATCATACACAAATGCGTTATTTCCGCGAAATGATGTCAGGGCTTAATGCTGGATATGTTGGAGGTGCCAACTATGGTGTTTTCCAAAACAGCAAAGAAATGGCATTGATGTTGGATTTTAGCTCTGTATTAGTTGATGGTATTACATTCCACTTTACTCCATGGAAAGTTTTGGAAGACGTTACCTTAATGGGAGCTGCTAAATTTGATGTTACCGGTGTTGCTTGTATTATTGTTCCTGCTGGTTTAGCTTATGCTGAGGAAGAAGGTGTAACTGTTCAAAAACCATATTTGACGTTCCGCCACCGTTCAGAGGGTCAAAACCAAAGAAACAAAGAAGTGACAATCTACGGATTGCCTGGTACTCCAAATCCAAACCGTGAGGATAAAATGGTTGTGGACTATTTAGCTGAAATCACCAACCAAGTAATTGGTGCCAATGCTTACTTTGTTGTAAGACGAGGCGTGTTCTATGCATAATAAAAATCGGGGGAGAAATCCCCCGATTCTTTTTAACATAAAAATTTAGAAAAAGTCATGAAACAAAAAAACATCATTTTTAGATTAAAAAATGGTTTAAAACCAATCAGTTGGCAATTACCATATAGTTCGCTATTATTACCAAAGCTTACCGAACCAGGTAATCCGGAAGTAAAAGTTCATTACATACCGGGTTCCCCGAGTATTTATCAAAATGATTACAAAGGACAGGAAGAACCTCACCAAATTATTTTTGAAGATGGTGAATTGGAGGTAAGACCGAGTGACTTACTACTTCTTGAAATTTGTAGAAGACACCCATGGTTCAATAAATGGTATGAAGAAGTTAATGAAGAAGCTGATGCTAACTTGAAATTGAAAGACTTCCAATTACGTGATTTGGCCAGCGAGAAATTGAATTTGGCTGATGATATTGAAATTAAAGCTATTGCCTTAGCTGTAATTGGATATTCTGCCTCTGATTTAAGTCCAAATTCTTGTAAAGCTCAATTGAAAGAAATTGCATATTCTGATCCAAAACGTTTATTAACTGAAATGGATAATCCGAACTATGCAAACAAATACATTGCCGCATTGGCTTTCTTGAAAGAGATTGTAAAAACCAATGAATCAAATACAGCAATTATTTGGACTAAATCTAACACAATGATTGTTAGAGTTGCAATTGGAGAAAATCCTTTAGAGAAACTTACAGAAGTGCTTTCCGGAACAAGTGAAGAATCTGCGATTACTCTACAAACTTTGGGAGAGTTGGTAGGACAATCAAAACCAGTTTCTGCAAAAACCTCTGCAGTAATCAATCAAGTTACCGCCGAAGAAAAAGGTGAAACTCCAGAAGAAATTGAAGCAAGATTGAGAAAAGAGTTTGAGGACAAGTATGCTAACTATGTTCCTGCGACACCGGTTGAAGAAACTACTGAGGAAAAAACAGAAGTAGATGCTGATAATTCTGAAAAATTAGTTTTTGATCCTGAAAAAAAATATAATTTGGAGGATTTGCAAAAGTTATATCCAATTATCTTGAAAAAAGATTTGCCCCCAAACAAGAAGAATGATGCTGAATGGTTGTTAAAAGCAATCACAGAAGCAAACAATGCTTCTTAACAATAACCATACTCGTCCGAGTATTGCTTGACTTTTTCCCGATAGTCAGAAAACCCCGCTTGCCAGCGGGGTTTTTTATTGATTAGCAATAATGAAATCTTGTATTTCCTTTAATGAAAAATTAAATTCTTTGACGTCTTCACCATCATTTTTGAATAAAAATACTTCTTGAACTCCTATGTGTTCGTAAAGATTAGATGTGAAATTTACTTTTATCATTAGCTCAACAATAAGTTGATATGTATCTGTTTTATTAGCGAATCCCTCTTTATAGGTAATTTTTGAGTAAGTAGAAGTTAGATTTACATATTGCAAATCTGAGCCTTTAAAATTGATTTTATCTACAATTTTTTCAAGGTTACTAAAGAGATTTTGCTTGATTAAATTCATGGTGCAAAAAGTCTCAATTTGCTTATTTCATTATTAAACCTTTTTTCTTGAGCTTCATATTTTGTTTTTGATATTTCAAAACCATGAAACTCATTTCCAAACCAATAGTTAGATATTCTATTACTTCCACTTCCAAGGTGAGTATCAATTACCTTTGAACCTTTAGGAACATACTCATTTAAAATCCAATCATAAAGTTTTACCGGTTTTTGGGTTTCATGAATTCTTTTTTCATTTAATTTTTTATTTCCGATTTGTTTTAAAGCTTTTCTAACGTCTTTAGAACATTGTTCCCCCTGCATCATTCCAGACCATAAATAATAAATTATATCGGTTCTTTTAGTAAATGATAACCAAGCTAACTCACATCCAAATTGATCACTCGTACCATTCAATTTATCCCATACTAAATATCCTCCTTTTAAACCGTAGTAGTTACCACCGAATATTATTTGGTTCTTACTAATTCTGAATAACTCATTGAAATATTCTTCTGAAGACATTTTAAAATCCCAATCAGAGTGTTGGTAATTAGACTGTTTTACACCAATTTTATTTCCATTTTTTTGTTTTATATACTTGTTTTTTTGTGAAGGCATAGAAGAACCAATGCCATATTCTAAATCGACTATAGCCCAATCAAAATATTGGTCATGAAATTCTTTCATCCCAACAAGACAATCAATATTATATGTAATCGATGTTGACAATTATTAAATAACGTTTTTGTAAGTTTTACCTTTTTTTACGTTTCTAATTACCGCCCTTGAAACATTGTAAAATTTTGCTAATTTTCTCTCACTTAAAAAAGATGTTCTGATTAAACTTACATCAGAGTTTTTTAATTTTGAATGACTTACATCTTCACCTTGCTTAGCAACTTTTAATCCTGATTTATAGGCATGATGATTATTACCAGAATGTGTTGTCATTTCTATATTTAAATAATAATTGTTTTGTTTATCACCATCAAGATGGTTTGCTATTTTATTAATGTCGTATTCAACAAAATGCAATCCTACTAATCTATGTACATGGAATTTTTTAGCTATACCTTTTAAACAAAGTGAGACTACATAATATCCATTTGATTTAATAGAAAGTTTTAAAATTTTGTTTTTTGAAGAAACGTTTCCGTGATTTGATATCCAATATTTTCCTTCATAATCAACTATAGATTTCCAAACTTCATCTTCTTTTTGCATCATATAAGAAAATTAAAATTCCATTTATTCCTTTTCTGGTTTTTATCACTTTTTCGGTGTATAAATGATTCAGGATAACTCTCAATTCAAGATTTTCCAAATGTGACTTTTCGATAATTTCCGGAATTGTTATACCACATTTTCCATTTGTTTTTTGGTGGTATTCCTTGATTATTTTTAAGACTTCTTCTTCCCGATTCATTTTATAAAGAGTGTTCAGCAAATTTAATTGAAAATATAATTAAATCTAATAATAATACAATACTATAATTCTATTATATTTGTACTATACTATAACAATAATCTATTATAAAATGTTGATTGATAGAATATACCAAGCGGTTAAAGGTTTAGTAAATACAGATGGAAGGGGTAATTTCGATCCAACAAATTTTAATTTGAATCTGAATATTGCTATTAATGAAGATTTTGAAAAAAACTTGGTTGTTTTAAATCAGTTTGTCAATAGGGAGAATAGAGGCTTACTGAATAGCGGCCTTGAAAACTTACCGGACAGAATAAGAGAAAAAATTCAACATTACTTAAAACAGGGCAGTTTAGTTTACAATTCAGGGTTATATACTATGCCCAATGATATCAGGTATTTTGATACGATTACCGATGCCAATGATACTTATTTTGAACCATGTAAAACCATGGAAGAATTCAATATTATTAAAACGGTAAATGCTACTTCACAATACCCTATTTATATCAAAATTGGTAATCAAATTAAAGTTGCGCCAAGTTCGATTAATTCAACATTGATTGTTTACTATTTGCGCAAGCCATTATTTCCAAAATGGACTTATGTTGTTGCCGGTAATGCTCCTCAATTCAACCCTTCTGCATTGGATTTTCAAGATGCTGATATTCATCCAAGCGCCGAGGATGATTTAGTTATTAGAGTATGTCAATTATTTGGTATCAATTTAAAAGAACCTGATTTACAAGCGTCAATGCAAAATCAGCAGCAAGTAGAAAATAATTCTAATCTTACTTCTTAATCATGGCCTTACTTGAATTAAATATTACTGGTTTGACAAAGGTTAGCGGAAATATTTATGAGGTTACTTTTACCTCAAATTTTCCTTTGACTTCATTAAAATATCAATACTCAAGTGATGGAGCTGTTTGGTTAGGGCCATTTGACTTAAATGATTTGCAAAGCCCGGCTCAGGTAGTTATTCCAATAACAGGAGATTTTTATTTAAAGATGTTTGATGAAACTACTTTGACACAAACCAGAAAACACAACTATAAGTTTAACTTAAAACACAATTAGAAAATGACACGTGAAGAATTAAATACGGCTATTGATGAAGTATTGAATAATGATATTGCTGATTTCAGTTTAACTCCTGCCGCACAGGCAGGTGTTCATAAATTAATCGCTGATTACATTGACCAGGAAATTTCAAGTGCTGGTGGTGGTCCTATAATTACAAAAGTTGTAAAATTAAACTTGACAGCAGCAGATATTTTGTCGTTGTTTACAACTCCAAAAGAAATTTTGCCTGGTGTTGAAGGTAAGGTCTTAGTGTTAAGACACGTTTACCAAAAGTACACACATGTAACTACTCCATATACTTCTAATACGTGGAGAATAGGATACAATGGGATTAGTTTTGGTTTTGTAAATCTTACTCCGGTAATTGTAAGTGCTTCAAATGCAGAATCCTTATCACCAATTTCCCCAAGTGTTTCAGCAAGTGGAGGTTCTTATATTGGTTCGCCATTAGTTTTAGGTTGTACAACTTCTGATCCGGTTGGAGGTGATGGAACTCTTGAAATTTACATAACTTACTATGAAATTCCAGTATAAAATTAGCGATGTCAATATATTCAAACATAGTATTTTTTGATAATCCCTCGGTACAATCACCGGCGGATTATTACGATGATGTTGATAATCTGGGAAGTTATCAGTGGGTGACTTTAAAACAAATCATGGATGATTTAATGTTGTCTATCCAGGATGATGACCATATTTTAAAAAACACAAAGCGAAGCATTATTTTGATGCATGCTAAAAATGCTATCAAAAAACATCGAAAATTATCCAATGATGTTATTTCTATAGAAATGACGGTAGGTGATTCACTTAGATTACCATTACCTCAAGATTTTGTTGACTATCAATGGATAAGTGTGGTTGGCTCTGATTTTAGATTGTATCCTCTAAACATCAACAACAACATCAATATAGCTACTGGATTTTTGCAAGACAATGATGCAAATATATTGTTCGACCAAAACAATCAAATTTTAACAGCTGATAGTTCTAATGCTTATGCAAAGCCGTTTAATAAATATGAATTTAGCCATGATTTTCAAGGCGGATTCTTTGAATTAAACACATCAGTTTTATCAAAATACGGCGAAGCAATAATCGATGAACGTAGAGGATATATTCTTTTTAGCTCCGACTTGAGAGATCGAGAAATTGTATTAAAATACTACAGTGATGGTCTTCAATGGCAAAATATTCAAGAGACAGAAATAACTGTTCACAAAAAGCTTGAATCTGTTATTAAAGATTGGATATACTATGCTTGTATTCAACCTAAAAGAAATGTATCAAGAGGAGAAAAGATGGATGCATTAAACAGGTATAAGACAACATTGCATGAAACCAGAATTGACCAACTTAATTTCAGTTTAATTGAAGTTTCCAGAGCAATGGGAACCGCGTCACAAATGCTTTAAAATGTCAAATTTTTATAGAAACTTTCTTAACGGCAAAATGGATTTAGATACCGAAGCGAGACTTCTTGCGGAAGGTGTTTATCGCTATGGTAAAAATATTTATGTTGTCAATTCTGAAAGTTCTGATGTTGGTAGTATTCAAAAATCATTTTCCAACAAGCAACTTACCAATATAAATTTTGGAAATGACCCAAGATGTTTACTGGGCTTGAATGATGAATATGAGAAAAAAATATACTGGTTTATTGTGTCTGCAAATGGTTGTTACCTAATTGAATGGGATGATATCAATCAAGCTTACTCTATAATTCTCGAAGACACAAGACCAATAGGCACAAGAGTTTTAGACTTAAAACCTACAAATTTAATCACCGGAATATTTAAGATTATCAATGATGATCCTAACAAAAATCTTTTGTGTTGGACTGACAACAATATGGAGCCATGCTGCATAAATATTTCTCGGGCTAAAACTTATGGTGCCAACAATTTTGAAAAAGAAGACATCTATTTGATTAAAAAACCACCGGTAAATGCACCTATTATAATTCCTATCAATATCTCGGGCGTAGCAAATAACAAGATGGAAAAATTCTTCTCATTCTGTTATCGATACAAATATTTAGATGGCGAATACAGTGCGCTTTCAAGTTATTCAAATTATGATTTTAACCCAAAAGCGTTTGATTTGAATTTTTATACTTTGGATAACAAAGGAATGATAAATGCTTTTAATGCTGCAAAAATTTCATTTGAGACCGGAGATAAAAGGGTTACTGATATTCAGTTAGTTTTTAAAGAAACTAATTCAAATGCGTTATTCTTAATTGAAAATTTTAATAAGGAAAACTTAGGTTGGGGGGATAATCAAACTAAAATTTACATTTTTTCAAATAACAAATCCTATACAAGTTTACCGGAGGATGAACTCTACAGACAATGTGATTACGTTCCATTAAAGGCTAAAGCACTGACTTTTATTGGTAATAGAGCTGTTTTTGGAAATTATGTTGAAGGAAGAAATATTGTAGATTCTAATGGACTTAAAATTGTTCCAGATTATTCGGTTTCAATGATAAATGAGCCTTTAGATTTTGGAAATGAATTAAAAACAGATATTGTTGATTTAAATAAAGTTGAAGTTACAAATCCTGAATCATATCCTTTAACTCAAGGATTTAAATTGATTTTTTATTTCAATTTACTGCTTAATGGAAGTTTCAGTTATGAAAATTCGTTTTACTTTATTCTACCACAAGATTACAACTCATTGAATGATTTATTTGATTCAGCTGATTTTGAATCGTTTTTAAATATCATTGATACAGACATTAAAAATAATTTTCAATATGATGTTCCGGACGGCTGGAATTTAAGTGTTGAACCAAGTCTTGTTTATTCTGTGATTGGTGGAATTCCAACTTTTACTGTTACACCGGTTACATTTATTGATACAACTGATGGTGACGAACCTCATGTATTAGACTTTACAATTGTGAACAATAGCTATGTTTCTATTGTAAACTCCTCAAATTCTACAAGTTGTAAGACTAATCAGGATTATGAAATAGGATTAGTATATGAAGATGATTTTGGCAGAAAAACAACTGTTTTAACCTCAATCTACAATACAATTCATATACCACAATTATACTCAATTTTTAAAAATAAATTGAGACTTACTTTGAATAGTCCGGCGCCATTTTGGGCAAAACGTTTAAGAGTTTGTGTAAAAACACAACCATTGCTTTATCAGACAATTTATGTTAATAGATTCTACAATGAAGACTTTTATGTTTGGGCAAAACTTGAGGCTGAAAATAAAGATAAGGTAAAAGTTGGGGATATTTTAATTGTGAAAAAAGGCCCTGACCCATTAATCGATCCGGTCGAAGTAAAAATTCTTGAAATTAAAGAGCAGTTGAAAGATTTCATTCCTGATAATATTGATGAAAATGGTAATGAGATTAAAGAAGAAGCTGGTTTTTACATGAAGATTAGACCGGAAGGTTTTTCAATGGATTTTGATAATTACTCGGTTAATAGCGGTGAAGCAAAAGCTTCTTCTGATAATAGACCTATTGCCTATTTAGATTTATTTTCTGTCTTACCCGGACCAATAGAGTTAAGTGTAGCTCAAGGTTCATCAATCAGCTTGTACCTTGACAGCACGTTTAAATACGATTCCGGATGGCGTCATAACATCTATGATGTTATTCATTATGCACAAAGGAATTATGCAAACATTGAAGAATGGTTCAATGAAAATATCATTGGCCAGAATTTATTTATAACAAACAGCGCCGGTGATGTTAGAAATTATGGGCCGCAGCTTTCCCTTGTTAGAGGAAGTGTTAGCACATCTTTAGGTAACCCTATTTTTACGCCCAATCCGTCCGGCAAATTATTTTTAAAAGTAATTGGACTGGAAACTGGCGGAAGCCGAGACAGAAAAGGTCGTGTGTACGCTAAAATTGTAGTTAGAAGCAGTACTGGTTTTTATGTTTTTGAAACAAAGCCTAAGCAAGCTACTAGCAAATTGTTTTACGAAACGCCTCAAAGTTTTGAAATAAATAATGGGAATCATTCCGGAAATGTACAAAATCAAAATATAAGCAGTTTTACACCGGCTATCATTGATGTTGATTTTTTCAATTGTTACGCACAAGGAAATGGAGTTGAGAGTTACAAGGTTAGAGACGGATTCAATACTAATTATTTGAATGTAGATTTACGGCCGTCTCTATCTATGATTGAGGAGTATAAGCAAATCCATAGAAAATCATCAATAATTCACGGTGATAAGTTTATTGAAGGCACAAATACTAATGGATTGAATGAATTTAACTTGTCTAAAAATATTTCCAAGGATTTAGATAAGCAATATGGAAGTATTCAAAAGTTACATGCTAGAGATAATGATATTTTAGTTTTGCAAGAAGAAAAGGCTTCAAAAATTTTGTTCGAAAAAAGAGCTGTTACTGAGGCCGATGGTAGTGAAAGTCTAGTTACTTCTGATATTATTTTAGGTGAACAAAGGACTTATCTTGGAGAGAATGGAATCGGAACGGCGCCGGAAAGTTTTGCTGAAAATGACTATCAAATTTATTATGCTAATCCGAGAAAAGGAATCATTCAAAGATTGTCTATTGATGGCGTAGAACCAATTATCAATGGGCTTCGTGATTGGTTTAGAGATACTTTTATTTCAAGACCAAATTCTAAGAAAATTGGAGGCTTTGATCCTTATCATCAACAATACTTTATTTCAATTGGTTCTGAGCCTGTTCGTATTTATAATGTTGGATGTGGAGCCGTAGTAAACAAGTTTAATCAGATAGGTCAATTTGTTTATAATTTCAACTTGAATGAAGTTTTAGGTGATTTTGTATTACAGTACAATATAACTCAAGGAAATGCAACTATCACTGTCGAATTTGATGGCGATATCTATCCTGAATCGAATGTCACTGGTGAAGGTTTCATAACTATTGCAAGAGATAATATTCTTGCAACACAGGCTATTGTAACTATTACGCCGGTTAATGGAGCGATAAGCTATAGCATTTTGAATCTTTGCCCAGTTAGTGTTCCGTTGACAGTTGTTAGCGTAGTTCTTGGCGGCACCGAGGATTTGGCTAAAACCATAACGACTAGATACAAATGGTCTGATAGTTCATATTATCCTGATTTGGTTTTGTTTTCTGAAAATTATGTATCAAGATTCTTAGTTGAAACAGGTACAGAAGGACAAGGGAAATTCCCAGCAAGAGGGAGTATTGTTAGAATGGAAACTCTAAAAGAGTTAACTGATACTGCTGATTTTTCATTAGATCAATGTAACAGGATTGGTTATTTAATTTCAGAGAATACATATACCGAAGATGATATTGAAACAATAAAGTCTCTCGCGGTTTGGCTTAGCGTGAGCCAGATTGAAAATATCTTTTATGGTAACTTTCTATTTAGCAAAACTACAGATGAAGAAAAACTTTATTTGATTTGGGATTACGAAGATAAAAAACCGGTTTTATTTGATGATTTCATTTTTGTGTTGACAGGAAGAACTATTACCGTAAATGTATTGGCAAATGATGTTGTTGGTGATGATTTTACAGTTTCAATTGTTGACGGCCCGGCTCATGGAACAGCAACTTTAAACGAAAACAATACAATAACCTATGAAAATGATGGTAGTTCTGCAACAGAGGATTCTATAACTTATAAGGTAACTCAGAATGGTTGTTCTGCTTTTGCAACATTAGCATTTTCAATATATACTGAAATTGAAACACCGGAATTATTTTATTTTGCTGCAGCTAAATCAATGGCTTCTTCTTGGGTATGTGGTTCGGCGCCGGTCGGTCCGAGAAACATTTATGTAAATGTTGCACCTTACTCGTCTTCTGATTGGTTTAGTCTAGTTACTCAAATATGGTTTGATTCAGCAGGAACTATACCGGCTTCTCCTGGTTGGTATTCGGATATGTATTTAAGTTCAGATAGTTCACTGTATTACTATTTGTATTGGAACGGTACGTCTGTAACAGATGTTGGAACTTGTTCTTCACCAATTTAATAGCTATGGAAGATAATTTATCATACTCAGAACGTGTGAAAGGATGGACATCGTTTCATTCTTTTATTCCTGATTGGATGACCCGATTAAACAATCGTTTTTTTACCATAAAAGACGGTCAACTATACTTGCACAATGACGAAAGTAACCCTGTGCGAAATACTTTTTACGGAGTTAAATATTCTTCAAAGGTTAGAACAATATTTAATGATTCCCCTTCTGATGACAAGATATTTAAAAACTTGGTAATAGAAGGTGATAGACCATGGGAGGCCAGTCTAAATACCAATTACACAGAAGGAAGTATTGCTGCGTCTGAATTTAATCGTAGAGAAAGTAGATGGTTTGCATTTACAAGAAAAAATGAAGACAGTTCCGATTACAATGGTAATGCTGTTCATGGTGTTGGTGTTATACTTGGTTCATCATTGAATGCAATAACTTTTGCGAATATTGGAAACATGATATCAATTAATGATAATTTGTATCAATTAAATGGTTCTGCAGAGCAGTTGATAGGTAGAATTATCAATTTACAAGGGAATGTAGTTACGGTTGATACGATTATTAATGCACCAACAAATGGACTTTTTTGTTTTTGTAAAAAAGACTTTAGAATCGAAGGCGGGGAAATAAGAGGAAATTATTTAGAGGTTGAACTTGAAAATAATGATGATGGTGACGCTGAAATATTTGCTATTACTACTAATGCAGTTAAATCATACGTCTAATGTTTACAGTAAGAGCTTTAAATGAGAATGATTACGACAAGTATCTTGTTGAATGGTGGTCAAAATGGCCTGGCTGGGAGGCGCCGCCCAAAGACTTCCTTCCGGAAAATGGTCGTGGCGGATTAATGGTAGAGAAAGAAGGTATCCCGATAGTTGCAGGATTTGTTTATTTGACAAATAGTGCAATTGCCTGGAATGAGTTTATCATTTCAAATTTTGATTATAAAATCAAAACTGATCGTGAAGACGCTATTCTAATTTTGATAAGTGAATTGTGTAGAGTAGCGAAATCATGCGGTAAAAAGTATGTTTACACTGTAGTAAAAAACAAAAGTTTAATTGAGCATTACAAAAAATCAGGTTTTATTTCTGGAAGTAAAACTGTAGATGAAATGTTTATTTTTTTGTAGAAAATTGTGGGGAAGAACGGATTCGAACCGCTGACCTTGTGGTAAACCACCGCTCTAACCATTGAGTAAACTCCTGAGCTACTTCCCCTATTTGCCGTCTTTCCGAGCTGTCACTATTTTTTGCTGAGATATTGTTTATCTACACTTTCTAAAGTTTGCCACCGGAACAGGATTCGAACCTGTACTTCCTAAGTCGTAGAATTTCACTACTTAGTCTTTTGATACCATCTGAGACTGTGCGGATATACGCCATCCGGTTTCCTTTAAAGTTTGTTGCAGGAGCGGGATTCGAACCCGCGACCTCCGAGTTATGAGCCCGGCGAGCTACCAACTGCTCTATCCTACGATTTGTGCAAATGTAAAAAAATAATCAAACAAAATACAATAATAATATTATATTTGTATTGTATTCTTAATATCATTTATCATGGCCGCTGTAACTACAACCGCATTAAGTATAGGACTTGCTGGATATCAAACCTATCAAGGTATTAAAAACACGGAGAAAGCTCAAGACGCTTTGAATAATTTTAAACGTCAAGATTTAAGTAATCCGTATGAAAACATGCAAATAAGTACGGTAGGTTCCGATGCTTTGAAAGAAGCTTCATCAGTAACTTCGGCAACTATGCTTGATGTATTATCTGGGTATGATTCAAGAGCAATTTTTGGTAATATTCCTAAAATACAAGCGGCAACAAATCGCATTAATAAAGACATTCAAATTGGGCTTGATCAACAAGTTCAAAATAGAAATTATGCTATTGCCGGTGATGAAGTAGCAAAAAGAAATATTCAAGAAAACCGAGATAATGCAGATTTAGCAGGTATCGGAAATTTACTTGAAGTAGGAAGACAAGATACTTGGAATGGAATGAGAGGATTAACTTCTTCATTAGTTTATGGCGCCAATAACATTGATTTTTCAAAAGGATTGCCAAAAGTTTCAGGTATAAACAATAAACTTCAACCGGCCGGAACGGTACCTTATTCTTCCACTCCATCAGCTATAATCCCAACTATCTATAATCCAAATAACGGTTTTTAATCATGGCTTCTCCTGGTAATTATGCAGCATACAATAAACTAACTCCTCTTAATGGAAGTGTTACAGATGATTTAGCAAATATAGAGCAGGTTAACTTTCAACGCCGCGCTGAAAAAAGAGCTATTGATGCTATTCAGAAAGAAGAAAAGGAAAAAGCGGATAAGAAAAAATCCGATTTAAGAGAGAAGATTGTTAAAAATATCAAGAATTATGATACCGGTTCTCGCTCATTAAATGAAGTTCAAGGTAAATTAATTCAGAAAGCATTAAATGAATACGGTCCGATAATTCAAATTTTAGAGGATCCAAAAGCAACGGATGATGAAAAATTACGAGCTCAACTAAAGGCTCAAAATATTGCCAATTTACCTGAGAATTTGAAAATGGTAACTGATTTTTATACAAATCAGGATGTTTCTTATAGACAAGGTGTATTGAATAAAAAATTACACAGAAATCCGGATTACGAAAAAATATTCCAAAATGGTTTTGAAAACTATGTTCTTGAACTTGATGATTTAGGAATGCCTGTTGTTGCTTTTACTGATAAAAACAATGACGGGAAAATAGACGTTTTAGATGTTCAGGACTATGAGCAAATTAAGAGAGGGCTGCCTACTTTTAATTTTCAACCAATGTATGACAAGGAGAATTTAGTAAAAGAAGCCATTACAAAAATTCAACCAGAAGTTAATCAGGTTGTTCAGGGTGATAGAATTGTTAAAACTACTTCTTTAAATGATAATGCGGTTGAAAAGCATGTCAATGATTTATTTTATAATGCCGATGGTTCACCGACAGATGTATTAAAATCTTTTGCGGTTCAAAATGGCGTGAATATGACTGACACTAATGGATTGAAGGCAATTAAGGATGATTTTATTAACTCAATGAATCTTTATGCTAAAAGTGGTAGAGAGGAAAGTGTTAATCCAGAATCAAGACAATGGGCCGAATTCAATTATAGAAGAAACCAAGATGCAGAGAAAAAGAAACCGGTAGAATATCAAACTGTGGCCACCCCTCCTGCTTACACTGAAAAAGGAATTACATCCGCCAACGGATATAAAACGGTATCTGTGATTAATGGAAAGCCAATACCGGTTGTCGAAGCTTATGTTGGAAACAAAAAACGAACATTTACAAATGCGGCATTAAACTCATACACTGTTGTTAAAAATCGTCTAGGTAACCGAAGAATCGTTGCGGAAATAGTTTATCAAGATAGTAAAAGTTCTACTCTTAGCGCAGAAGACCAACTCATTATTGATGATCCGAATACCTCAGACGCCACCAGAGAGCTTATCTTATCGAAAGTAAACAAAGGTGCTCAAAATAAAACTGAGATTGTTTATTTGACTGAAAAAGACGCTTACAAGTTTGCTAAACAAATGGGCTTAAAAAATGCTTCACAAATGGCCAATCAAGCAAAAACAGGAAAAGAAACAGACACAAGGCCAAAGACAGTCGTTCAAAATGGCATTACATATACTTGGAATGAAACGACCGGTACTTATGAATAACAATTTTATTTATTGTATTAAAAGTCCTGTAACTTTTGAAATTCGATATATAGGTCAATCAAGTGTAGGAGTTAAAAGATTTAATACACATTTGGCCTTTGCGAAACTAAAAAACAAAACGCCAATACAGAAGTTTATAAACAAATATTTAAGTAAAGGGATTCAGCCATTATTTGAAGTATTGGAATACTGTAGTGAAGATGAATTAAATACTAAAGAAATAGAGTTTATTAAATATTTTAAATCTCAAGGTTGTAACTTATTAAACATGACTGACGGAGGCGAAGGAGCTAAAGGCAGAATTGTTTCTTCTGAAACTAGATTAAAAATGTCTATCTCTCATAGAGGAAAAAAAATGAGTAAAGAACATAGACTAAAAACAAGTTTGCGTTGTAAAGGCATGATTCCTTGGAATAAGGGCTTTAAAATGCCCGAAGAAACTGTTATGAAAATTTCTGTCTCAATGAAGGGAATTCCAAGATTACACAATAGAGTAAAGGTGTCTTGTAATGATATTGTTTTTGATTGTGTAAAAGATGCCGCTAAGTATTTTGGTTGTAGTTCATCGTCAATTGTACGTTACTGCAAAAAACAAAGCAGACATAAAGATAATTTAAATTTTCAATACATATAAAAATGGTAGAAAATACAGATTTAACTAAACCCCCTTTTGACCCTAATAAGCCATTTCAACCAGTAAATGAGGATAAACCAAAGTTTGATCCAAATAAACCATTTGAAGTTGTTGATGATAAAAAAAAAAATCAAAAATCAAAAGATACTTCTCCTGGGAAAAAATCGGATTCGGAACCGACAGATGGTTCATCGGGTACTCCAAAATATAGATTGGCCGGTGAAAAAACTACAGCTCCAAAAAATGACCCTGAGTTTAGTAAGGATTTGTACGGAGCTCCACAAGATAATTCTAATGCAAACTACAAAGTTGCCAAAACCACTTATATAAATCAGGCAACCGGGAAAGAAATGAAAGGCCCGGTTGGTGATTTCTTAGATGCAAAAAAACAAAGAGAAAAAGAGCTTACATCTTACTTTAGAGCTGCTACAAAAATTTCCCCAGAGGAAGATGAAGCAATTAAAAAAAGGATTTCTGACGAGGTAAATAATCGCGGTTTTCTCAATGGTGTTGAAACAGGTTTAAAAAGAACCTGGAATGGATTAATGGATGTTGTTGGTTTTGGTGCTGATGAATCTACAAAAGAAGCTTGGAAGCTTTCTACTGATCCGCTTGACAAATACATCAAAGAGGTTAAAACGGAAGCGGTAAAGAGTAAAGAAAAGTTATCTCAAGAAGAAATTAAAATAAGAGCTGAGAAAAAATATCTTGATTCTGAGCGCTTAAATGTCTATGTAGATAAAGCAAATTCATTCCTTGATAATTTACCTCAAAACGACAAAAAAGTTTTAGAGTTAGATCGTTATGATGATATTATAAATCTTAATGAATCGACTAAAAGAAAACTTAATGTACAATCTGTTTTAAAATCTGATTTTGCAGAAAAATATAAGGCCTACAAGGAAATTCAATCAAGAATAGATTTAGCGAGAAAATCGGGAGAACCAATTCCAGAAGATAGTATTTCAGAAGGCATTAACTTATTGAATGAACTTCAAGAGATAAGCAATACAGCGCAAAAAAATTACGATAGTTTATTAAAAGACAAGAGTGATTTAGGTACTGCAGAACAAGAACTTGATTTGTTCCGTAGAGAGAATAGAGACTGGGCAAATTTAGCAAAAACTGTTGGTATTGGATTTGGTGATTTACTACAAGGTTTGAACGATGGTTATATGTGGTGGGGTAATGTTGTAGGTAACATTAGCGGAAAAAGCAATGATGATTCCTGGAATGCGGCCATGGAAAAATACAATAAAGACAGTGCTGGTTTACGCCAAAAGCTAAACTTTGAAAGAGAAAAACTAAGAAAACCTGTTGAGAGTATTGAAAGCATTGAAGGATTTGTAAATTATGCTACTGATTTAGTAGCAAGTCAACTTCCTATTTTAGCAGCGACATCTACAGGAACACGTGGACTGGCACTTTTAGGAGCTTCTTCTACCGGTCAAAAGTATGCTGAAATGAATGAAGAAGTTTTGCAGGGTAAAGCAAACTATACTCCAATGCAAATGGCTGTGGCGCCTCTTTTATATGGTGGTTCAGAAGTCATTTCCGAAATACCAACATACTCTATTTTAAAAAATGGTAGCCGTGTTTTAAAAGCTGTTGAAAATTCAGCTCCGGAATTATTGAAAAAATCAGCAAAGGATAGAGCTATTGCATGGGCAAAAGATTACGGTGTTGATATGAGTAAGGAGTTGGCCGGGGAGGAATTTACTCAATTTACTCAAAACTTTACCGACAAGTATATCTTAGGGAAAAACAATGTTGGTTTGTTAGACAATACCGGCAAAGTTTTTAAAGATACTTTTACATTAACTTCGATACTAAAGACTGCTCCGCATGTGGCAGGTGCCATTGTTAGACCATTTCAAAATAAAGAAGATTTAGCTTTACTTGATGAAAATTCCCGAAAGATTATTGAGTTTTCAAAATCTTTAGAAATGGAGGGTTTAACGGATTCTGATAGAGAGGTTATTCAAAAACAAATTGAAAAATTAACTTCTTCTTCATCAAAAATCATGGCAAATGCCATAGATAAAATTGGTTCTATGCCGGATGAATTGTTTGAAGAAGTAAAATTTTTGAATAAAAAAGCCGGTGAAATCAAGGCTCAAGCTCGCGAAATTGATTTGAATAGCAAACTCAAAAACAAATCTGAACTAATCAAAGCTTTAGAGGAAGAATACCGGGATATTTACGATAAACGTCAGAATGTATTGTTAGGTAGAACTTCTGTTGTAGATGTCTTACCAATTCAAGAGCAAGAAAAAATTAAACGTCAGGCCATGGAGGATTTGGTTAACGAATTAAATCCAGATGGAACAAAAAATATCGAGATTACCAATGAAATGGTTACTGATAGGGCTAATCAAATTTATTCTGAATCAAAAAAGAATGAAAGTGAGGGTAATTTCCCTCAAACAATAAATGAAGCTCAACAAAATGGTTCAGAAACACAGGTAAATTCCCCTCAAAATGAAATTAACAATGAAGGACAAAATGCAGGAATTACTGTTACTAATGCAGACGTTCGAACTGGTGATAACCCAGAAGGAATACAAGGGAAAGGTAACGAACTACAATCCGCCGCTGGAAATGGAGCAAGTCAAATTGAAAATGACGTAAAGCCAAAGGAAATAACTGTTGGAAAGTATAACTATAAATTTGAGAATGGTGGTTGGATAGCCACTGATAAAGATGGAAATCCTAAAACAGAAACGAAAGGAAAATCTATTCCAAGTAAAGTTTTTGATTTGCATGCTGATAGTTTTGATTTTACAACTGGAAAATCAGCTATTGAAAATTTCCTTGTTGAATATGATACTTATGCGGAGGACGTGGCTAAAAATTCAGAAAATCCGGCAGAAATAGCTGAAACATTGAGTTGGGTTAAAGTATCTGATGCTAAAGAAGGCCTCGATTATAAATCTGTTGCTATTGCAGAAGCTTTAGGAGAAAAAGGTGTTGAGCCAAGTAGCTATAATCAATTTGGAGATAGAAATAATATCAACAGAAGTATAGCATTAAAATATTTTTCGAAAAAAGGTCAAGGTAGAGGCATTGATGAAATAGCGATGTCAGCAGAAATAGAAGCTTTTGGAGATTATAACGCGAATAGCCCTCGTATTAGCGAACAAGATGTTATTGATTTCATAAATGAAAATCCTTCTGGCGCATTGTCTTTTCTTAATAGCGGTAAAAAGGCCAAAATTGATGCATTGAAGCAAGCTTTTACAAATGCAACTGGTTTACCTGCCTCAGAAAAGTATTTAAAAAAAGCTATTGATCAACTTACAGAAAAGAAAGAAAGATTTCAAAATGAAGAACTTTTGTATCAATATACAGATGAAGAATTATTATCTTTGATGAACGATTATGAAAAATTCCGAGAACAAGAAACAAATCAAACTATCCCAGTCCGAGAGAGCGGCGGTGATATCCAAGATCCACAAGCAAGCGGATTCGAATCCGGATTACAAGAAACACGTGGAGAGCCAGTTGGCCGAAAGGGCGAACAACCAAAATCCCAAAGAGAACAAGTAAAAGATGCTATTGGTAATGATGCCAAAAGCATAAAAGAGATTGCAGAGCAAACCGGAATTCTTGAGCCGAATGTTCGTAGAATATTGGGCGTTGGCGCCAAGGATGGAACTTTTGAGCGTGTTGACAAAGGTGTTTACGTTCTCAAAACTTCTGACGGTAAACAGACTGCATGGATTGAGGCTGGTGACGCTGTTGAAGTCACTGAAAGAATGGCCGAGGAAGGACGTAAATTTGATATGGTATTTCTTGACCCTGCATATTTTAGCCGTGCACTAATTGGTGGAAATAGAGGAATCAAACAATACGATTTTATCATGCCGGAGGCTTTTGCCAAACTCATGAAAAATGTTTCTAAAATGGTTGATGATGACAACCATGTTTACGTTATGCTATCGGGTGCTCAGACGGCACAAAATGATATGCAAAAATACGTCGATGGGGTTATTGATGCTGGATTTAAAGTAATTGGAGAAGGTGGCTATCAAAAAACTTTTAAAGATGGATCTCCGGTAACTAATGTTCGCGGAGAAGTTGCCAAGCCGGAACGATTAATCCTGGTTACAAAAAGTGGTAATGCAAGAGAAGGAGAAATACCGGTAAATCTTAATTTCCGTTTTATCAGGCCAAGCGTTAGGAACAGTTATCAAACTGAAAAACCAAAAGAACTTCTACGTGCATTGATTCAACAATCTACATTTGAAGGTGAAGAAATATTAGATCCATTTGCCGGTAGCGGAGTTACCGGTGAGCAAGCTATTGAATCCGGACGTTCGGCAACTTTGGTAGAAAAGAATCCAGATGTTGCAGAGAATGTTGTAAAGCCTCGTGTTGAAAATGCAATTGAAAATAAAGGGAAAATCAATAAAAGTTCCAGTTTAGAGGATATTAAAAAATGGTTAGACCAAGCAGAAAATGATTTAGACCAATTTGGGAAAGAAAATCTTTCCATGGGTATCCCAATTGTAGTAGCAAAAGTGGCTATTAAAGCTATGAAGTTAGCTGTTGCAAGACTGGAAGATGCGGCCGGAATTATTCAGGCTGGTATTGATGCTGTGAAAAATACTGATTGGTATAAAAATCTAAGTCGTTCGGAGCAACAAGATTTTGAACAAAATTTTGAGAGAGATTTTCTTGGTAAAATCAGTGATATTCAATCAGGAATTGGTAGTCGTCAGACTGAAAACAAACTGAATCGTGCACTTTCAGAAACTATATCTGAGGAAGATGCCTATAATGAAGTAAAAGATACATTCAACAAGGCGAGAACAGAACTTGCTAATAAAAAAACTCCCAAGGAAATTATTCGCGAACAGTACCGTAAATTCATTTCACGTTTTACGGACCGACAGTACTTAGCAAAAAGATTACTTGATAAATCAGGGTTAAAAAACACCAAAAATCTTATCATAAATGCTCATGGCGCTTCCGGTAAAGCAAAGATATTGTTTGAAGAAGCTTATGATAAAATTTATCGTAAACTTACTGTAAAAGAAAGAAATGCTCTTGATGAAATTATTCAGGCCAAGCGATTTATTGCTATTGACAATAACCGTCAATCAAGAGGGTTGGAACCGGTAACACATCCAAATTTTATTGACGGTTTAAAATCAGAAAAGTTTTTGTTAAAGCTTGAAGAAGAATTGGGTACTGAGAAATTCAATGATTTATCCAAACGTGCAGATGAATATTTTAAGGTTTACAAATCTTTATTAGAGGATATGCTCGAAAATGGTTTGATTTCTCAAGCCTCATTTGATTCGTTACAAGATATAGATTATCAACCTCGTGTTTTTCTTCAATTTGTAACCGATTTTGATGGTGATTTAGATTCCGGAAAGAGAACCAATAACAATGATACTGGTGGTTTAAGTTCGGACCAAATTAAATCGATGTCTGAGGGTGACGCTAATAGTTTGGTATTAAATTCTGAATGGCTATTGACAAATTCATTATTGGCCAGAACAAAAGCTATGGCCAAAAACAATATCAATAAGCGATTTATAACCGATGAATTTCCGAAGGCAAAACAGCGATTTGAATCTCTTGATGAAAATAATTTAACGGGCGACGATGTTAGATTTTATAAGTATTTCAAAGAGTTAAGTTCAAAAATAATTGATAATCCTATTGTTGGTTTTACCGACAATGGAAACCCAAAATATGAAATTGAAAAAACTCCATTAAATTTTGCTAAAATGTATTACTATGTCGATGGGCAGCGTAATGAATTTTTTGTAGAAAAGGATTTGCATGAATCTTGGAATGATAACATTGATGGATTTTTGAGTAACCAGGCAAAAGAGTTTATTTCTTATGCTTCTGGTTCTGCTTTGGTAAAAGGTATTGCTACCGGAAACAACCCGGCTTTCCCAATTGTAAATACACCAAGGGATTTTATGTTTACGGTAACTTTTTCAGATCAATATAGTGGTTTTGTTCCTAAAGCTATGATTCAGGTCGCAAAAGACGTTTTAAAATCGATTAAAGAAATTCGAAACTCAGATAGCGAAATTGTAAAAAAATATTTTGAGTATGGTGGAGCCATGGACTTTTTAAGTTCTCAAGGTAAGTTAAAAAAAGAAAGCTTGCTTGGTCAACTTATTGATAAATCAATTTCTCCTAATACGAAAGACGTTGCAAAATCTGTATTTTCAAAGCTAACATTACATAAAATTTCTGCCTACAGTGAGGTAATGTTCAGACTTGGTATTTTCCAAAGAAGTATTCAGAATCAATTAAAGGAATTGGGAATTGATAATATTTCTCAAGTTACAGACAAGCAGCAGCTTGACGATATTTACAATAATGCAGTAGCAAATGCAAGGGGTATTTTGGATTTTAACCAAGGTGGATATATTACTAAGGACTTGGAAAGTGTTATTCCATATATCAACGTTGCTTTCCAAGGTGGTCGCGTTGCTATTTCTACTTTAGAAAAAGATCCGGTAAAAACAACTTCAAAAATTTTGCAAATTGCTACAATGGCTTCTGCTGTTCCAATAGGTATTTCCCTGGCCTTAATTTCAGCTAATAAAGATGATGATGACGATAAATCGGCTTATGATATTTATCTGGATGCAATGTCCGGTATAAGCCGATATCAGAAATCAAAGTACATGAATATTGTAACTGGTAAAAAAAATGAAGACGGAGAGTATCAGGTATTGAAAATTGCAAAGGCTCAGGAGCTTTCTCCTGTAATTTCTGTTACAGATGATATTTACACTAATGTTATTCGTAAAGTGGCCGGAAAAGAGACAAAAAGCACATCGAGAATAACAGAAGATGCTTTGTTTACTTTTAACAGTAATGTTGCTCCGTTTGATGTAACAAGTCCTCAAGGTTTTTTTACTAGGACGCCTATGATAAAAGCTACTTTAACTTACGCGACTGGATATGATTTTTTCCGTGAGCAGCCATTATCGAATGATATTGGTAAAGTTCCAAAATCTGTAGAAGGAATTAACATGAAAAGCACTGAGGATTTTTACAAAAAACTAGGTGAAAAACATGGCCTTTCTCCGGTCCGCTCAAAAGCATTTGTAGAAAGTTTGATTACTTCTCCAAACACTAATCCATTTGTTGGGGTATTGTATGGTGGTGCAGATGCTATAGCGTCTGATAAAGATTTGAAATCGATTGGAAAAGACTTGTTTAAGACAATTTATAAATCAACCGGTAAAAGAGTTGTAAGCTATTCATCTGATTTTAATAGAAAATTAGAAACTAGAGAAGACCTTGAAGACAAATTAGACAAAATTAAGGCTGAGAATTATCGTCAAAAAGCTGAGTTTAATAAACTTGCTAAAGATTATATCAACAAGGAAATTTCTAGGGATGAATTAAATAGCAAGTTACAGGAATTAGAACCTAATGATCGTAAAAGATTAGTCAATAAAATTAAAGACAAAATCAAACTTAAAAATATTGACAGTAATATTTTGGATATAAAATATGAGCAAGATGCTGAGGCTAAAGCTTTAATGATAATGTATCATTACGGTAATATTTTTGATGGAAGCGAAGACGGTACTAATATTTACAAGCAAATGAAAAGAGCAGGCGGAATATTGACACCGCAAGTAAAACTTGAATACAGTAAGCTGCTTAAATCAGAGCAATAAAAAAGAGGTCGTTTGACCTCTTTTTTTGTGATTTCAAATACTAGACCTGATTAAAATCATGTATTTGTTCAAAGATAATGATTTATTGTAAAGAATACTTATTAGTTTTTTGATCAGCTGTTGGCACAACGATTGGTTCTGAATTTAGTGCCTTTGTATAAAATTTTGTCAAAGACAATACATTGCCATTTTTTTTGACGTAGTAACGGGTTTCAACATCATTTCTCGTTGTTCTAAGTTGACCATCAACAATGTTATAGCTTGAGTAAGTATAAGTTTGATCGGTGCATGTGCTTCCGGAAAAACCTCTTTTTTCCACTGCAGTTGAAGCAAATTGAAATTCACCGTAAAGTAACTCACATTCGGTAGCAATATTACTATTACTATTGTTAGCATAAATTCCAGATAGTTTCCATTGACCGGCAATGTCGCTTACAACTGAAACGGTTTCATCACTGTTGGTATCTGAATTAGAATCAGAAGAACAACCGACAGTTAAAATAAAGATAGAGATAAGAAATATTTTTTTCATAAAAAGCGGTTTTATTAATACAAATGTAGAAAATTATTACTTTAAGAATGTAAATTTAATTTTACACTGATTTTTCTTGAACTAACGGAACATTTAAACAATTAGCTGCTGTGGTACATTTTGTAGGGGTTTTATCTAAGTCGCCGCATATTTCACATCGGTATTCCATTGGGATTTTTTCACCGGTTTGTACATTAAACTTCTCTTTTTTGCCCCATGTATAACAGTGTGATTTATGTTTACAAATGCCAAATTTCCCATTTTTAGGTTCATAATCTGTACAATGCTTTCCACATGGATTATCATTTGAAAAACACACACTGGAATCACTTTGGCACCAAAAATAATCTTTATCCGGATCTGGATGGGCTTCAAATAAAGTAATTGTCTCTAAACCTTCTTCTAACGCTTCCTCTAAGTGCTGTTTTAAACCATAGCATAGTTCACTGTCTTCATTTCTAAAGTATAATTGTTCTTTTTTCATGATATTAAAATAATGTGTATTGGCTTTTTTGTTGGTGGATATTTTCCCAGTTCCCGGGCCACATTTTCATGTAGTTTTTGATGTAATCTAATGCTTGAGGTTTTAGATAAGCAATGTCGGTGAAATTTTCCTTAAACTTAATTAGCGGTATCTCTGTATTATCGGTAGTTACCGCAATAAGAATATTATCCTTTCTGCTGTAATATGATAGGTTTTCGACTTTTGGGATCATAATCTGTATTTATCGGTGTTTTTGGGTGTATATCCGCTATTTTATAGCGGATAGCCATGCGTTGTGAGAAATGCTTTTTGACGTCTGTGCTTTGAGAGAAGTATTGGAATTGTAATATAATTTAATAACTTTGGAGAATGGAGAATGTATTAAATGAACCTATCGAAACTTACAATCAAACTGGATT